CACTGCCCCAACTTTGAACTGGTCAAACGACTCAAGCGTGCTAGTCACATAAATCTTTATCGGCGTCGAGTTGTCGCCTTGGTCAATGATGTAGCACTCGCCAGAAGCCCCAGTGCCATCATCACTAGGCGCCCTCACTACAGACCCAAACCAGTCAGAGACACACCCTTGCGCCGTAACAACTGCGCCAGTTCATCACGAACAAGTTTCGTCAACTCCTTGTCCGTCACAACCGAACCCTTCACTTCCAAGGTTACGTTGTTCGTCACATTGCTCATTGAACCAGCAGCCGATGCAGCCGATGCAGCCTTTGTAGCGTTCTTGATATCCGCGTTGTAAGTAGCCGCACCCAACCTCGACAACTGTTCGCCCATCGTGTCCAGCGATGTCTGCCCAGCACGATACGCATTCATCACATCCGGACCGGCATTCAAGAAAGCCTCAGCCATAGCCGTCCCCGCACCCGGACCCATAGCAAGAATCTGTCGGTAAAGGTCGCCCGACAGCGGCTTGCCCTTGCCGACGTAAGACGACAACGCAGTCATCTTGTCAAGAAACTCCTTGACCGCATTGACCCGCGAATCCATCGCATAACTCAGTTGGTCAGCACCCGCCGCATATGAGGTAGGAAGACCAAGGTTGCCCAACAAACCTTGGTCGTGAATCATTCCCTTTATCTCATTGCGGAAATCTTCACGCGCTTTGCGAAGGTCTTCGAGAACCTGAACAAGTTTCTGGCGTTGCTGCTCATAGAAAGCGGAAATCTTGTCAGCAGTTGAAATCTTGGGGTTGTTTGCCTCATTCCACAACTCCACAAGAGACTTGATTGCCGCGCTGCCCTTCTTCAAGACCTCCTTGGCAATCTTCAAACCCTCTTCGCCCTTGCCACGCAAATCCTCGATGATGCTCATTGGCACGTTCTTACCCGCGAGTGTCGCTAACGCCGCGTTCAACTTGACGGTCTTCATCAAGTCATCGCGCATCTTCGCCAACCCGGTCAACTCACCCGGGGTGTTCTTCTTGTCGTCCTTCTTCGTCGTTCCGCTCCCTGCGGCAGCGGCAACCGGGTCGCCACGCTCACCAGCACGGTAATCCTGATACGCCTTGGTCGCAGCCTGCGCCTGCTGCGCCAACATTCGGCGGTCTTGGGAGTCCAACTTCATCCCGCCAAGCGCGGCATCCTTCAAGTCCTTCGCAGCGTCGTAAGTCTTCGGGCGGCAAAGGTCGATACCGTTAGCCAGACCCACTCCGATGTTCTTACCCATTTCCGTCGTGACCTTCGACGGCGAGTGAATCCCCAACTTCTTCTTGACCCAGTCAATCGGCTTAGTCACCACACCAGTGATGGCGTTCCAGATGGCACCACCTATCTTCTTGATGCCATTCAGCAAGCCCTGCATCATACTTGTGGCGAACGACTTGAACTTCTCAGGCAGACCCTTGAAGAAATCGAGAATCTCGTGCCAGTGGTCGATGATGAACTTCACCGCAAGACCAATCGGTCCTGTCAGGATGGCAAGAAGTGTCTGCCAGTTGTTCTTCAACCAGTTCCAGACAGCCTCGGCACCCTTCTTGATGCCGTTCCAGACAGCCGAGAAGATGCGACCCAACCAGTCGGTCTTCTTGGCGATGAGGATGACAATGCCGACAAGAGCAGCGATGAGCATTATGACCCAACCGATTGGGTTCATATTCATAGCGATGTTCAACGCCCACTGAGCCGCCTGCCACAGCCACGTTCCAACCGCTGCCGCTTTCTGGGCAGCCGTCAAGATGGCAGTAGAAATGGCGTTAGCCTTACCCGACACTGCGGCGTAACGCTGAGCAACCGCAAGCCCCTTAGTGCGGGCAATCGCAATCAAAGAAATCGTGTTGTAGACAGCCGTGGCGACACGCCACGCAACCATCGCCGCAACTACAGTCATAATCGCCGGGGCAAGGAAAGCGGTAACCCTGACCAGCCCAGTCAAGACCGGGATAAGAGGCGTGAACAACACAAGCGCCTGCGTCAGAAGCGGGATAAGCGGAGTCAATGCGATGACTAACTCAGCCAGCGACAACGCCAGTTCAGGCAAATACGGGGCAAGCGCCTGAATGACAGTCACAAGACCACTGCCCAACGCCTCAGCCAACGTAGTGATAGCCGGAACCAAAGCCTGAAACGACGGACCAAGTTGCGTGAACAATGACGCCGCAACCTCAGTCACCATCGACAAGACCGAAGCAAGCGGAGGCAGCACAGCGACCAGCAACCCGCCAACCGATGACAACAGGTTCGACACAATCGGTCCCGCTTGCTCCAAGAACGAGGTCAAGGCAGGACCGACGTTATTCACGATGTCCGCAATGGCAGGACCGAGCGCCATACTGAACGACTTCGCCAGCCCAGTGACCGCTGGCTCCAACTCGCTCAACGCATTTGAGATGAGCGGGATGGCGGGCATCAACCCGTCAATCAAAGCGTTGCGGGTGTTGTCCTTGAACGTAGACATCACACCGTTGAGGGACTTCGACTGCCGCTCCATCGCGCCAGCAGCACCCGGGAACTTCTGCATCGCCCCCAGCATCGCCTCGATAGCCTTCTCGCTGGTGAGGGTGCCGGACTCAATGGCTTTGTTCATCGCGTCGATGTTGCCGCCGAACATCTGCTCAGCAATCGCCATCTTCGCGTTGAAGCCGGGGAGTGCCGAACCAATCTGCATCAAGTCCTGAGACATAACGCGACCAGCAGACTTCATCTGACCGAAGGCGTACACCACCGAGTTGATGGCGTCAGGCGGCGCACCCAGAGCGGCGACGATGTCACCGACGGCGGGCATCACACGGTCACGCACATCCTCAGCGGCATACCCGAGGGAAATCAACCGCTTCGTGGCGTCCAACAACTGCGGCATCTCGAACGGCGTCTTTGCAGCGAAGTCACGCAGCGATGACAGGTAGTTCTTGGCATCATCCGCCGACCGCCCGACACCCTTGAAGATGCCTTCGAACGAGATGACCTGCTGCTCGTAGGCAGCGGACGCTTGAATCGCTTGCGTCCCGAACTTCATCACCGCACCAGAGGCAGCGGCGTAAGCGGCGGTGGCGACACCCGCCATCATCTTCATCGCCCCACCGAGACGGTTCGTCGCCTCGATAGGGCTACCAGCGACGCTGCTGCCGAAACTGTTGGCGGCACGCTCCGCTTGCTTCATCCCACTAACGAAGCGAGACGGGTCAGCGGAGATGCGAGCAAGCACTTCTGTGACTACTGCCATACTCGCACCTCCCGCTACTTGTTCTTCTTAGCCGCCCGTTCCGCCTCGTCAGCCCGCACGATGTACAGGGCTTCCCACTGCATCAACTCCCACCCGGAGATGGGCTTGTGCGATGGGCTGCCCTCCAACAGTTCGCCGACGGTGCGACCGAGTTTCTCGGCTAACTCGAAGACGAACCTACGCGGACTCCCCATCAGGAAACGACTTCGCCGTGGCGTCCGAATCCTCCTTCGAGAATCCGCCCAGCCGCATCCCCACCTCGGCGACACGGTCAAGAGCGTTCGCCGACTTGGTTAGGACAACCTCACGGTCATCGTCAGTGAAGATGCGCTCGCCAGTCTTCGGGTCGTGCGCCGAAGCGATGACGATTTCTGGGTACACCACCTTCAAGTTGACTGCACCAGTCTTGGGGTCAACTGCCGACTCCAAGATGCGGGTGCGGTCAGCACCAGTCATACCCCGAACTTCGATGTCGACATCCCACTCGGGGACGTTGATGACTTCGCTCGGGATGTCCTTGGTTGCGAGGATTTGGTCACGAAGGGACACTGCTTCTCCTTATGTTTGGGGATTGCTCATTCAGTTGTTGTTAGAACGTCCCGGTTACGGTGCGCGACACGTCGCCAGAAACTTGGAACTCCGCCGAGAATGTGATGACGTCACCCACAGAAGCCGACACCTCGTAAGAGGTGAGGATTGCTTGGAACGTGTAGGCGGGGTTCGTCGACGACAACGAGGAACTGCTTCCGTCTGGCTGGAACTTGACTTGGAACTCAGCAGCCTGAAGCAGCGCCTGAATGGTTACGTCAACAGCACTTGCTGCGGCATCGTACTTGCCGCTACAAGAGAACGTCGCATCCTTCAGACCCGCGATGTAGGTCTTGGAGTCTTTGCCTAATGTGGTGGTCTCGGCAGTCTCGACCGAGTTCGACAGAGAAGCCTCTTCGATGTAGTTGGTCAGGTCAACCGCGTTGACCTTGACCTTTGACTTACGACCGTGAACGAAAGCCATTTCTTATTACCTCCGAGCGAATGTGATGGTGTAGGTGATGGAGCCAGCCCCGCTCGTTACGCAGCGTGCCCGAACATACCGTCGGATGGATTGTCCGGCGGAAATCTCTAACCGTTGCACAGCCGTGGTGCTGGCTGGAACAACCGTAAATCCGGCATTTGGGATTTGTGTAAATGAGACGTTGTCTGCCGAGTCCCAAACGGTGAAAGTAGCCGTTCCCACATTAGCGTTTGCGGTAACGTGCAGATAGGCGACCGCGTTGACACCAGAAGACGGAGTGTTCGCGCTAAATGTGGTTGAGCCTGCGGTTGCGTGCGGAACTGAGGTGGTGAAGTTGGTGCTGTCAATAATGGATTGCACGACTGCTCCGACTCCGAAAGCCCCAGCGCCGGAAGTGACGGTAAGAATGGCACCGATAGCCAAGTTGGTCGTGTTTCCTGTAGTGAGTGTCACAGTGTTGGAACCAGCCACCAAGGTTGCGACCAATCCGGACTTGTTGGAAATCGCGTAATCGTAAGACGGGTCATCGAAAGTGGTTGCCGTTGTTAGCGTGGTAGCGAAACTTGAACTTGTTCCGCTCAACACAATGGCGCGGTCGATGCCCTTGTCGCTCTGCAACTCGGCGGACATTGAGACAAGGTCACTCACGGACGATGACACTTCGTAGGAGGTCGGGTCAGCGATACAGGAGTACGCCACCCCGCCTGTCTTACGCTCAGGGGCGAACGTGAACACGGCGTCGTCGACTTGCAAGGCATCCGAGATGACCTTGTCGATGGAAGACGCGCCGTTGGCAGCCTCGAACATCCCCGACAGCGAGATGGTGCCGTCCTTCAGACCCGAGATGTAGGTCTTGGCGGCGTTACCGAACGCCGTGGTCTCGGCGGTCTCGACGCTGTTGGAGATGGAAGCCTCGTTGAAGTACTGCGAGAGGTCGAACTTATTGACCAGAACGACGCTATTGCGACCGTGGACGAACGCCATCAGGCATCAGCCCCTTCGGTGGCGGCTGGCGTTTCGCTTGTCTTGCTCTTGCTCGCGGTGTCGGCGGACTCGATGCACCCATCTTCCAGAAGCCACTTGATTGACTTGGCTGGGATGTCCTCCGCGATGTCGCCCACAGCCAAAGTTCGGTTGGGTTCGTAGGCGATGGGAGCAAGGGCGCGGTACTTAGCCATACACGCCATCCTCTCGTTATGGCAGGCGCGATTCCCCTGCCATCGGGGACACACAGGTCACGAGAGAGACGGCGGAGGTCACGCGGACACGGAATCTCTGCACGGAATCATAAACCCTAGTGAGGACAAGTCTACCGTAGAAACGCCGAACCCCGCCGAGTCGCTGGGGGGAGACACTCGACGGGGTCGACAGGCAGGGAGTCTAACTGAGGGCTTTGTGCAGGTCGTAACCTGACCCCTCCAGCCACTCCCTGACCGTGTCAACGTCATCTGGGGCTGCAAGGATTGTCGTCGCCGTGGAGAAGACGTTGCTGGTCGGCTCGAACAGGATGTACACGGGCTTCGGGGGCACGATGTCGCCGTCGCTTAGCGCCTCCAAGAAGGCGTGGGTGTCCTTCTTCCACGGCACGTCGGAGTAGTCCCCGGTCATCCAGCCGTCCTCGATGGAGGTCAGTTTCAGCACCTTGTCGGTCGCGTAGTAGCCGCGCCATCCGCTGCTGCTGACCCAGACTCGACCCGTCCAGTTCTCGGGCAGAACGTCCTTGAACCACTGGGGTGCCTCGGAGTCGTAGATTTCGTCGAGGGTGCCGGAGTAGCAGACGTTGTCCCCGAAGATGACCTTCTCCGCTTTCTCGGTGGGAGCGAAGCGGATGAGGGTCGATGCGGCTTCGGTATCAGACTGGTAGCAGCCCTCGCACAGTGTCGCGTCGGTCAGGTCGGCGTGCCCGCTCCCCTCCTGCTCCCAATCGCTGACGGTCTTCCACTCCTTGCAGTCGTCGCAGGCTCGCAGCAAGGTGTTCTCGCAGCCGGGGCACTTGAACTCGGTCTGGTCTTGGGTGAAGAGCGGGGGTGGGAACTCGGCACCGCAGGGTTTGTCGTTCCAGCCCCCGTCGGCGAACTTGTGAGCGGTGAACGTGTCTAGGTTGATGGTCATTGTTCTCCTTCCGTGGATGATGGTAACACTACCGGGGTTGCTTTACGCGGCGGGGGTCAGCGCCGTGACCCGGCACCGGGTCAGTTGGGTGGACACCAAGCCGTTCCACTCATCCCGCTTCTTGACCGTGCCCTTCAACTGCACCTTGTCGCCCTTGTCGCCCCCGCTGTAGGAGGAGGACAGCCACTTGAAGACGTAGCCCTCGGCTGCGTAGGTGTACACCCACGTCGTGCCGTAGTAGCCCTCGAAGTTCGACACGCTCAGCACCTCGGCGGTCACATCGACCTTGGTGCCGACCTCCGCGTACAACTCCTGCGTGTAGGTCTGCCGCTTGGTCTCCTGAGCCAGTTGCTTGCGCTCCCAGTTGGCGTAGGCGGCGACCGCGCTGGCGACCAGAGCCGCCGTCGACAGGTCGACCGCAGTCTGGGCGGAGGCTGCCCGCAGGTTCAGGGCGTACTCGCTGTCACCCTCGAAGGTGCGAGCGAACTCCAGCAGAGCCGCAGCCTTTGTGAAGTGGGCTTCGGTCACTTCACCCACCTGCTTCCGGGTCTCCCGGGCGCTTTCACCCCTGCCGAAGACGAACTCCCAAGTGGTGTCGACCGTGGCTGCACCGCCCTCGGTCTGCGCCGCGCTGCGGGACTTCCAACCGTAGGTTGCGCTCACCGCGACCACCGCCGCCAAGAACTGCGTGATGTCGACCCGTTGGTCGTACTTGCCGGAGCCGCCGCCCGCCCAGTCGTCGAAGGCGTCCTTCAGGTCAGCGAAGAAGGTGACCTTGAAGTCCCAGCCCACGAAGTCCTTGACACAGGTGGAGCCGACCAGCAACCGGGTGCCGGACTCATCCTCGACCACGAACTGCTTCTTGCGGGAGCGGGTGGTCTGGCAGTGGTCGCACGCGCCCTTCCGCAGCCACTCGCGGTCGACGACCTCACCCTCGTATCCAGTCAGCACCTTGGTCAACGCCTGACCGTCAGCCAGCCACTCGACTGCGGCGACGAATGTCCAGCCGTTGAACTTGTAGGGGGTGCCAGTTACAACGAACTGTCGCTTGGTGACGGTGAAGCCCAACTCGTTGGTCTGGACAGCGTCTTCGACGGTGACGGTGAAGCCACCCTCCAAGCCCCGGTCAGCACCACGGGCGAAAGCCTTGCGTGCTTTGGCAAGCGTGGCTTGGACGTCGACACCCTCGAAGATGTCGTATCGGAACTCGGTCATCGGGTCTCCCTTCCCTGTATGCTCAGTATAGCATACCCGGGTTTAGTTTAGGGAGGGGGGGGGTCACTCCGCGTCGATGCCCATTTCCCGCTCGGCACGCTCCTGCCGAACCATCGCCAACGTCAGGAAGTACCCGATGCCATCAACGACCGTGTCCGCCTTCGGCTTGTGAACCTCACGC